TTCTGCGAAGGCGCCACCAGTTTTGGTAGAGTCTGCGGCGTGGCCGGAAGGTTGTTCAGGTTTGCGACCTTGCAGCCAGGCATCAACGGCGACACCTTCTTGGCCTTTCTCGCACTTGATCGACAGCTTGTCGCACGCGTACTCAGCGATCTGCTTGGAGTCCATGCGTGAATGATCGAACGCACCTGTGAACTTGGAAACGCGGCCATACAGGGCATCGCGGTCAGCGATCACGCCGAGGAATGCGCCGGAGTCTTTGGCGGTCTTGTTCGACGCCTCGAGTTTGGCGGTCAGATCCCGAACCTGCTTGGTCAGAGACTCGACCTGCGAGTCACGCTTACGCGCAGCAGAGTCTTTTGCCAGGGTGGCATGAGCTGCCTTAGCGGTCTCCAGTTTGCCCTTGGCCTTGACCATGCGATCTTGCGCGGCTTTGCGAGTCTTGGCGTCAGACGCCTTAGTCAGATCCTCGGCAGCCTCTTTGATTTCCTCAATGGCTTCCTCGACCTGCTCTACAACGGCCTCGATATGCTCGGCTGCGCGGGTTTCGTCGCCCTCGGCATAGTTGGTTTCTTCAGTTGCAGGAAGTTCGGCGTCTTCCGGTTTTTTTTCGGCTGGGGTTTCCGGGTCAGCATCCCCCGGCTTTTTCTGGTCGGCAAGCAGCTCAAGAACCATCGTCTTGATCGCTTCCATGTCTTCGGGGGCAAGTGCCATCGGTAGTAACTCCGCTGAGTCTAGGGTGAATTTGCGGTGGTCTTGTACGGCAACGTCTGGACCTGTTCGGCCTTCTTCTACCAGTGCAAGGTGGTTGCCCATGATATTGCGCTGCACGTACTGGTACGGCTTGCCTTCAAAGGTGCCGACTTCGGGTGACCAGTCGCAACCATAGCATGGGGATAGCTCGACCTTGCCCGCCTTGATTAGCGATTGGGCCGCGCTGGAATGGATTTTGATGTTGCCGCGCAGGTAAGGCGGGTCGAAGTAGACCTGCTCGCCAATGGTGCCCTGAATGCCTTTGCGCTCGGCTGGCATGCCGCCAACGCCAAGCACCTCATGCTCATCAATGAATGGCATGAGCTTGAAGGAGTCGATGGTTGCCTGGCGCGCAAGTTCTTCGGCTGGGCGGTAGACGTAATAGATCTTGTCTGGCTCTGGTGCTCCTGGAATCTCAGAGCCGAGGTACGGGAACACTCCTTCCTTGGAAATCGGGTTATCCCGAACCTCCATGAAGCCATTCCAGTCCATCTGACGCTTAGATTCAGCCATTATCTATCGGACCATTGGTTTTCGATGCACTGAGTCTATCGCGGTATCGGGGTGCGCGCAACTTTTCTGCGGGCAAAGAAAAACCCCGCTTGTTAGGCGGGGTCTCGTTAGATCGGCTGGCCGTTTTCTTGTGTGTATTCAGCCTTCGTCCTTTCCACTGTCTTGTAGTGACGCCTGCCGCCAATACACCCATGCCAGTGCGGCACAAGGCAAAAACAAGGCCCCTTGGTGGGCATGTTCGGGTCGATATAGGTGGTCTTCTCGTCGATATGATAGAGGTTGCCGTCTCGCTTTCTTCTGATAAGCATTATCTCTCCACCCTCTGACAAACAAACTTAACCTGCCGCCCCATGTACGTCTTCGACTCGCCAGCGCTGATGCAGGCGGATTCGGTGGCGTAGACTTGTGGGCCTAGGGTTGCTGAGCCGTAGCTTAGGGATAGGATTAGGAGCCACATGCCATAACCTCCTGATCTGTCATCTTGTTTATCTTGTCGCAGGCCTCAAGGAACTCCGTACGATCCAGCTTTTCAGCTAAGGCCTTGACCAGCAAGTGCTGCCGCTGAGACTGGATGTGATACATGTAAATCTTGTCAGCGCTTGGCTTGCTGACTTTGTGTGGCTTTGGCTTTCTTAGGGCCTTCCTGAGCGCAAGTATCTCTTTGCCAAGACGATTGTTTTGCGCGATGAGCTTGTCGTTTCTGGCTTTCAGGGGTTTGCGCCCGGTCAAAGTATCCAACCATCCCATCAAGATTGATTTGATAGCCATTATTTCGGCTCCTGTTTGCGGTAGCCTGCTTTGTAAAGCGCGCGAGCAACTTCCATCTGCCCCTCCCGAGCGCGCAGGCCGGTTGCCATTGCCAGCTCCTTTATTTCTGCGCATTCCTTCTCCGCCGCGATCTGCTCGGGAGTGCGGATTGGGCGGAACTTGATGCCTTCAGGATTCATCGAACCTTCGAACTTGCCGTCGCCCTTGCTGCTCTCCTGCTCCATGAAGATCATCTTCTGGCCGTAGCAAAGGACCTTGCCTTTCACCCAGTATCCCCAGGAGCTGTATGTGCATTCGACTTCAAGGCCAACCGGCGGCAGGCCTTCGCCATTCCACTCTTCCTTAATTGCGAGCGGCGGATAGAGCGCATCGATTGCGGCCTGCCATTCGGCGCGGGTGACGATGGCGCTCGTGTAGTCTTCGGCGCGCTCAAAATTAAGATCGGTCCAAGTCCATTGCGCACCCGACCATACCCCGCCATTAAATTGATCTTGTTCGGCAAAGCAACCAGAGTCCAAGGTGTTGATTCGACCGTCGTCGTCTTGAGTTAATGCTTTTGTCTCAATTTTTTCGCCGTACTTACAATCTGGCCACTCCTTCAACTCCCGCGCCAAAATCTCAACCAACTTAGCCATTTCACTACCCTCTCTGATGAATGTTGAGCGACTATAGCGCCTTGCTATAGCCGCGTAAAGCTATTATTTACCAACCCTGCGCACCTTCTTCTGCGCCTCGCCCAGCAGGCTGCGCACACGTTGAAGTTCCTTGCGCAACTGGCGCGACACTAGCCGCTCCAGGCGCAGTTGTTCGGTTAGGGATTCGAGTTCGGGGGTCATGGCTTGCTAGCCAACTCGACCCGGTGCTTAGCCTCTAGAACACAGGCATCAAACACCGCTGCGGACACCTGCTCCTTTAGCACTTCGATCAATACGTTATTGAAAGAAAAGTTCTTTTTCTTGTTTTCAGCCTTACGCAGGTCACCCATATGCACTATGAGCGCCTGATAGTCTCTACGTTTATGCTTGAGCGCGGTTGTCGTTCGGATGAACCAGCCACGGTCCGCAAAGTTTCCAGTTGCATTCGCCTCTGCTTTTGCAGAGTTCAGCTGTACTTCTAGAGAGCTTATTGTCGTGGTCAGCTTGTGCTCTAGAGCAATACACTCGACCATAGTTTTAGGGAGCGCACGAATGTTCATGGCTTGCGCTCCAGGGCGGCGCGGGCTTGCCAGGCTTCCCAAGCAGGTTGGTAATCGCCACCACCTTCGTCTAAGTAACGGTTGTCGTAATAGCGTTCGTCTTCGGAATCCCACGACACGCCATAAGGTACAGTAAATTTCGCTTCGAACTCCGCCCGCTCGTCGATCTCAACCGGAGCGCTCGTCTTGCAGTCACTACATGGATGCGCGGCCCCGCTGTCGTACTCCAAGCCAGAACCCTTGCAGGTTAGACATGCAGGCGCGCTCGGCTCTGCGCTGGCGGATAGGCAGTCTCGCAGTTCTTCGCCAAATTGCAGCAACTGCGGACCTGTAAGCCCAACACCGGCTCGGATATGCTTTGCCGCGACCAAAATCTCGCCGAGGCATGTACCTATCAGTCCAAGTTGATGGTCTCGTTCGTCCAGTTGGGCGCGCAGCCGCTCAACCTCGGCGCGCAGGGTGTCGCGCTCCTGAATTGCTACGTTGAACGCCTTCTGCCACATGGCTGCCTGCACCGGCCGGCTATACAGCGGCCCCAGCTTGGTGATTTTGTCGAGGCAGGCGTTCCAGCCATACACTTGGCCTTGGGCGTAAAGCCCAGATGTTGCGGGGCAGCTCCATTTTTCAGGCAGCGCCACCGGCTCGCCCTGGTGCTGCTGGGCTGGCTGAGGAAGCTCCAGGTAGTGCGCTTCGATATCACGGCCTTCCAGCCAGGATCGCAAAAGGCATTCAGCCTCAGACCGCCCGGAAGAAGGATCTTTCGCGCCGCTCATGAGCTCTAGATCGGACAGCTTTATGGCAAGGTACTTCTCTTTGGCGCTCATACTTTGGCCTCCAAAGCTTGACGGGCAAACCATCCATTCTCAACCGAGTAAGGCTCTTCAGCGTGCCATAGGACGTTATGCGGCTCTCCACTCACCGAATCCCAGTTGTCGTCTCCGTGGTAGAAATGGTCTTGATCGGCATAGAACTTCAAAGCCGCCCGCAACCGCTCCACCTCCTCATCCCGCGCATTCAGCAACTGCTGGAGGGCGTCACGCTCGGCGGTTACGCGGTCGAAATCGACCTCAGCGACATAGCGTCCCTCTGCGCCGTAGAAAACGTGCTTTTGTGTGTTCATGGTGAAACCTCTCTCTGCATGTGAGCCCTAATAGTGGTCCTGATAGTTGCTATTGTCAAGACTCGACGACAAGAATCCTCGCGGTCGAGTTAGCTACGTTGGTCACCAAGCCAGCCAGCACCTGAACAGAAAGCACTGTGAGAACGGCTCGCTGCACCAATCGAACGCTGAACCCGTTAACCGTGCTGCTGACCAGAATCCAGGCCATATCAGCACTAGGTGGCGGCCCTGGCTGCACGTTCGGGATCGCTGAGAATGGTGTTGCGTAAGTCACGGTTACCAGGCCGTTCGCATCGGTGTTGGCGGTGTAGGTTTCGATGCGCTTGCTGATGCCTGATGGGCCGGTATCGCCCTTCGCTCCAGCTGCCCCAGTATCGCCTTTAGGGCCAGTTGCACCCGTCGCACCTTTTGCGCCAGTGTCTCCCTTGTCACCTTTTACACCTGGCTCTCCGGGTATACCTTGAGGTCCTTGGGCACCAGTCGCGCCAGTATCGCCCTTAACCCCAGTATCGCCCTTATCACCTTTGTCGCCCTTATCACCCTTCACCCCCTGCTCACCTTGAGGCCCAGCCGGACCCGTATCCCCCTTATCGCCCTTCTGTCCAGCAGCGGCGGCCTTAGATGCCCCGGCACCAAGGTTGCTATCAAGCACAATCATCCCGTTCCCTGGTCGGGTCCTAGCGTAGATTTTGTCGCCGCTAGCCGCATAGGCAGCAACATCCAGCCTGCTAGAAAACTGCGTGCCGAACAGGCTCGCTTTCGGCTTCTCATTGGCAATGATCGCCGCGCCTCCAGCCGAGCTAGGCGTGGACATGGACCCGACAAAATCACCGCTCACGGTGGCATCGTAAACAAGCGTCCAGTCAGTGGCTACGACGCTTACAGGTGGCAGTGTAGACATGGTATTTCCTCCGGTTTGATTTGCCGGAAGAATATCAGACGGGCATGAAAAAGCCCCGCGCCGGTTAGGGGTTGGGGCTTCACGTGTAAAGCTGAGGAATAACCCTGCCTTACTTCGGGTCTAGACAATCCCTGCATTCCTCAACAGGGCAGATGGCCGGTGCTGATCTCCGGCACAGTGGGTAGATTATCCCGCTACCCCACCTAGCGGTCTGTCGCATCAGCCTGCGCATTCATCTGCCAGCGCATAATCACATAACAACTATTGCGCGTCAACCCCTATTGCACATCCTCCGCATCACCCAATTCAAGAACCGGAACCATCGTACATTTGCAGTTAATCAGCTGGCCAGGAAAGCCACGCTCACCGGTCCGCTCATCGATGATCGGCGGATTGTCATAATCGAACACCTGCCCATCATAGCGCAGATGCAGCTTACGCGGATCTGCACCCCCACCCGAATGCACCCACTCAAACCGCTTCATTCCGACCGACTTGGCCCGCTCGACGTTCATTGCCGCCGTGATCTTGCGAGTCTGGTCTACGGCGATCAGCTTGGCTCGCTTCTCGGTCAGCCCGTCGTAATGTCGAATACCTTCAAAGATCTCAGCAGCACCACGCCCGCCAGTCGCAGCAGACCTAAGCACCAATTGAGAAATTCTTTCGTGGTACTGCTGCTGTATAGATTTTATCAATCCAACATTCTCAGCAGTAGCCGCCGTAATCTGCTCCTGTAACGCAGCAGGCATATCCGGCACTTGGATAGTTATTCCACCGCTGATCTGCTTGAGCGATTCGCCAAGGTTGCGCTTGGATGCCATCGAGGCGCCGTCAATCATGCGCTCGGTCATTCCTGCTGCTCGGGAGGCGAACAGCTTCGCCCACTTAGCGCTCAGGAAGTTAAACAGGATTCGCGCCTGGCTAGCCAATGAGGCATCCATCGCAAGCGCCGATTCCTCGTCCGCGTGCGTCTTGAACAGCCTGCGAATCTCCCGGTTGTACTCCTTGCGCATAGCAACTACGAGCCTTTGCAGGCTCGCATCATACTTCGCAGCAGCAGCGCCAGAATAAGGGGTCAGCTTAGAACCCTTGAGAGTCGCCTGCCTAGGCTCGGCCCAGGCTTGGCGTTTTTTTGTTAGGCGGATTTTTTTAGCCATTGGCGTCTCGGTATTTGATCTTGCCCTCAGCTTCCATCTTACGCATCACCTCGCGGACTTTGCTTAGGCTATAACGATAGATCAAGGCTCTGATCGCCTTGTTTGTGCTGTGCACGCACATCCAAGAAAGCACGAAGGTGGCAGTGGCGAGCAAAGACAATCCAGCCAAAACGCATAACCAATACCCAGCAATCTCGATCATACCAACCCCTCCGGCACATCAACCTCATCGCCTAGCTTGGATGCGACTATGGCGCGGCAGGCTGCGATCAAGGCAGTCTTGCCCTGGCCGTACCCTCCAGAAAAGCCTACGCAGGATGACCACACGAATGGGTCTTCATAATGATTTCCTGTCTCCGGGTCAGGTCCGCTTCTGTCTCCATTGCTCGATAGGCGCGAGCAGAACCGCTCAATCAGCGGGCCGCCAATCGCCCAATCTTCGGATGGGTCGTATAGGTCATCACCAAGCCAATCCGTATATACACATGGGCCAGTGCTGTGCCTTATCACCTTCACATCAACCGAGAGTGCTTGCGCCACAGCCCAATCCAACGCCACCCCGCTCAACTCGCTAGTCTTGATCTTCATGGGCGGCGCTCCAGGGTATCCTTCCAGTTTTTATTCACTTGTCCGGCAAAACGGTCGCAGGCCAGCATGAATTCCTTGCCGTGCGACCACCTGATGCTATGGCTTCTCGGCTTGCACTGATACCAGTACCATCGACCGCTCCAGTCCTGAGCAAGCCACATCGCCCACTCCGGCGCATCCTTCCAATCAGGCTTGCTCATGCTTCACCTCGGGCTTTGGCGATGGCGGCGCGAGCGGCATCGAGTTCATCTTCATTCCAATGCTCGCCGACTCCATCATCGAAGCATTTCATCATGCCTTCCAGAGCCTCAAGCAGATCAGGGGCGGCGATTGCTATTGCTGCCTTTTGCTTTACTTCTCTCAGATCGTACAGAGGGGTATCGCAAGCAATTTCCAGCGTAAAGTGACCGATAGTTCCCCTTCCAGCATTAAAATTCCCGTCGCGCAGGAATGATACTCCAACCAAATGCCACGGCCCCTTCGTATGCCCGCTCATTTCGCACGCTCCCGCAGCATGGCGTCGGCTTGCATGTATGCAGCTTTGGAGATGATAGCCATACCCTCATCTGGAGTTTTACCGACAAGAGCATGCTGAGCCTCCGAGCTAGAGAGGCATGCCGCCATAGCCTTAGCCGCAAAGTAATCCCGGATAGTAACGCCACCGGCCTTAACCGAGCAGTCTCCAGCTTGCCTGGAATCACCAAACGCCGACCCTCCACCCTCGCGGCGATCAAGTGTCTCGATAAGCCTCATGCGGTACGCATCACAAGGCTCTCCCCAACCCCTGGCGACCCCAATTCTGTCACCGCAAATATCCAGATCCTTGCCGGCCATATACTTAATATCGTTGCGCATCACAAACCCCTCTCATTGATTGAGCCTCAATAGTTACACAATAGGGGTATGAGGGTCAATAGGCTCACCAGTCAAAGGATCAAGATCAGGCTCAAGCTCGCTATCATCCTCAACATCCGCCAGTCCGAAGTAGCTCGATTCCTTGTCGCCCTGGATCTTCTTGCGCACATCCATGCCATCGATAGCGCCGAGAGAGGCGTAAATCTGGTCAGCCTGCGCTTTCTTAAGCTCGATATCCGCCCACTCAACAGCCGTCGGGCTATCCAGGCTCTGCCACTGGTGATCGACCTCAAGCGGATCAATACCCAGCTCAGGCGCAACGATGGACTTCATTGCAAGCTGGTGATGACGACGCAGCATGAAGTCCAGCTTGGCTTGCAGGCCTTCGAGGAACTCGCGATAGCTGGCCTCCTCGTACTCGCCGGATGCGCCGAAGCCTTTAGGGCTGGTGCCGAGCAGCTTCGTGGACGGCACCTCAGCGATGGCAGCTACCAGCTGGTACTGGGTCATGATTACGGCGTCGAGGTCGGCCAGGCTCGTATCGTGCTGTTCAATGCGATCTTGCAGGCCTCCAACGCGCACCCCCTGATTATCGCGCATCATCGTGAACTGCTCGATGGTAGCCTTGAGCGTTTCTAGGTCCGCAAAGGCTTCCTCTGCCAGCGCCATGGTTGTCAGGCGCTTGGTCATGGCAAGTACGGGCGCTTCGTTAGCGGTTCGCTCAGACGCATACACGCGCTCGTAGATCCGCTGCGGTACGGACACGCCGCCGAACTGATAGCCAGGCTTGAGGAAGTCAGTGACCGGGAATGGTACGTAGATGCTCAGGTGCGAGCGGTGCACAACGAGCGTGCCAATGGTGTAGAAGCTCGGCTCGTAGAACTTCATGCTAGCCGGATCGGTCAGGTTAGCATCGGACAGATCCGGGATGCACCACTGCGGGTCAACCTGGCTGATGCCGCGATACGATCCGGGCTTCACGCCGTCAATGTTGAATGGCTTCTTGTAGTAGTCAGGATCGGTAGACTCGACCACGAACAGCGCCACCCGAATGCCATAGATTCGCCCGAAGTGCAAGTACTCTTGCATGACCGCCTTGATGTCCATGTCGCGATCAACGACCTTGAGCCGCTTGATAGCCTTGTGCGCGATCTTCTTATTTGCCTCCTCGTCGGCTTCCGCGTCATCCTCGTCAAACTCTACGTCCACCTCATAACCCTGGCGAACGGCGTCTTTGGCAGGCATCGAGCAGGCCTTGTCGATCAGCCAGTGCTGTGCCAAGAGCGCGCAGAATTGGTAGCCGATGAACGTCTGACTGACGAAGAATCCAGCAATCGCATCTGGCACGCCAGCAAGGGGGTGCTTGATCGGGTAGCGCTCGCCAATGGCGTCATCCATTGCAGCGGCGGCAGTAGGGTGAGGGGGATTGATAGCCTGGCGAATAGCCTCCTTCAACGCCTCGGCTTTCTTGATATTAACTATCGGCCCAAGCGGGTGCTCAATACTGAAAAGGCCAGCCGATACCTGCTCAGGCTCAGTGGCCGGTTCTACCTTTTTGCTGAACGGCCACATAGGCGCTCCTATTTCTTGACGAGACTGTAAAGGCCGCGCTTGCGGCTCATGAGATGCTCCATCGCATACCGCAAAGAGTCGATGAAGTGATTGAAGTCGTCAACTGGCTTGTTGGTCGGCTTGCCAGTGGCTTTGTCGAGCGCCCAGCTGTAGTTATTGAACTCCGTTATGAATTCTACCAGATGCGCGTTGACGATGATCTCGAACTCACTCAGGAAGTCGATACCTGCGCTGATGGAGTCTTTGCCCTTGAGCGCGCCGACGACGTTGATGCCTTTGCCCTTGATGTAGTCGATGGACTTAGGTTCGGAGCTATCGGCAGTGGTCTTGTGCCGATGCGCCCCCATCGCCTTGATCTGCTCGGCAATCTCGGCGTTACTCATGCCCTTCTCGTAGAAGCCGTCGTACACGTATAGGCGCTTATTCTTCATGTCCACATAGGACAGGCTGAACGCAGTCGGGTCGTTCGTGTAGCCGAAGTCCAGGCCCTGCACGCAATCCAGCCCCTCAATCTCATCCTGGCGAATCACGCGCTGCTCAACTCGGGTAAACACCAATCCCTCAGCCGTACCCCAGTTCCCAAGCGCGTAGATGTTGTAATAGCGCGGGTTCGTGACCTTCTTGTTCTCCATCACCATCTTGTACTCGTCGTCGATGAAGGCGTTGTCGAGGTACGTGGTGTGGAGCGTAAAGACGCCCTGCATGGGGCTGTCGAAGAAGATCTTCTTGATCCAGTGCTGCTCACTGATCGGGTTGAGCGTGAGGATGATTTGCTTTAGGCAGCCATGCTCACCACGAAGGCGCAAGTCAAGCTGCTCGAAATCCTCCTGCGTAAGCTCAGTGGCTTCCTCGCACCAGATCGAGGTCACACCCTCAATCGATTTCAGCTTCTCAACGTCGTCCAGGCCGCTGAACATGATCTGCGAACCAGTGGGGCGGTAGATGATCGTCTTGTCGGTAAGGTTAACATCGAACTCGCTGGTGAGCTTCCAGCGGCTAATCAAGTTGCGCATCAGCGTGAAAACCGAACGCTTAATAGTTCGGTCAACTTTGCGGATGATGAGAAAGTTGTGCTTGACGTGGGATTCTTTAAGCAGCCGGTAAAGTATCTTCCTGGCAACTATGTGAGACTTACCAGAACCTGCGCCACCCCATGCAACTTGGTAGCGACTTTGGTTCTGGAATAACGGAACAAAGGCGGGAGACTTTTCTTTAACGTGTTTGCGGAATAGTGCGAGGTCTACCATTCATCTTTGCCGCTATCTGTTACGCGAACAGTTGCGTCGATATCCTGACTGATGCGTTCGCCGTACTTCTTCGGTGCAATCTTGCCCAAGTACCACTTGCGGGCATCGGCCCGATTTTTTGCCCAAGTAACATGGCCTGGATCGATTGCACCAGTAACAGGGTGCGCGGCTGGGGATTCATCAAGGATATTAAATATCTGCTCAACTACCGCATCTTGCGATTGAACTTTAGCCTCGCGATATTGATCACGAAACTTTTCGTTCTCAGCTACCCAACGCATAACAGTACCAAGCGGAGGCATCCCATCCATTCTGCAAATGGCACGAAGAGACTCACCGCAAGCAATAAGCCCGCAGATACTTGCAGCCAGTTCGTCATTGAAGATTGTTGGGCGCCCACCAGCCATCAAATAACCCTCATCCCAAAAATGTAGTAGCTGCTACCAATCTTCATGTACAGGTCCTTACCGAACGCTACTAGCCTCGATACAGATCCACACCTGGCAAACTGGAATGGGCCGAATTTGTAATGGCAATTCTTGCTCATCACGCACCAACCTTAGCCGCAGCCTTACGCTTGGCACGACCAGCAGAGAAGCAAAGCCCAGCGCACCCAGCCACCCAGATGAAGAACGCAGGACCAAACTGCCCGCCATTCTCATGCACCGAGGTAACAGCCTGGATGAAGCAAAACGCCGCCAGCAGATACCAGATCCAGCTTGCGTTGCGAACGGTCGAGTAGTTTTTCTTCCAGGCCATTTTGCGTTCCCTCTGAGCGCGTTTTTGATGTGATTCACTATAGATCATCGCCAGCCGAAATGGAAGCTTTTTTGACCCGACCAGTAACAGGTTGTCATAGCACTCAAAGTGTGCTCGATTGTGCTCAGTGAGCACACATCCCCAGCCCAGCAACGGCAAGGCTTTGAGCCTGTTTAAGTGCAAATTGTGCTCCCCTAGCCCTGCACAAGTTTTCGCGCAAAAACACAAAAACAGCCACAAATGCGAACGATTGATGTTAACTCGTTAAATGGAGAGAAATGGAGAGATGAGCACAATTTGCACTTAAATACCCTCTAAGCCACGGAATACGTGGCCTAGACCTGTGTGCTCAGGGAGCACAATTTGAGCACAATTTTGTGCTCTTTTTTCTATCGACCAAACTATAGAGCCTCTGATTGTGCACTCAAAGCACACAAAGACACAAAGAACACACAGTTGACTCGTAGGTAAATAGCAGATATCGTAGGCATCACAGAAAAGCCAGGAGCATGCAGCATGGAAATCAAGAATTCACCTCCACCATTTCCCATTGAGCCAGGTAAGCAGAAGTACAATTTCTCCAGCATGGAGGTCGGCTCATGGGTGGTGGTTAGCGACATTGAAACCGCCAACAGGATGCAGAATGCAGCACGCGCCTATGGTCGCTATCACGGCACCGATTTCAAGGTTTCTCGACGCCAGCACGAAGGCAAGATCTACCTGCTGAGGGTTAGCTGATGGCTAAGGATGATGCTGAGGTCATCGATTTCTCATCCCTGCCTGATTTCGATGATGTGCCGCTTGACGTCTACCACGATGTCGTACCGGAGGCCGGTGACTTTGAAGCGCCTGACTTTGATATTCCGCCTGGAGAGGTCGATCACACCGACTATGAGCGGCTTGTTGCTGAAAGCTTAAAGGAGCACAAAGCAAAACCGGATAAGGTTGTCCGAATTTCTCCAAAGCCAAAAAAGCGACTAGAACAACTTCCGCAACTGGATGAGCTTGACCAATTTATAAGTCTTCCTGATTCCATTCGGGAAACGATTGTTGGTCGATATGCTGTTGAAGTTGCCCGGTCAATTGAATTTCCAGAGGCCAGCACCCTGATTGCGCTTTTGGGTTGTGCAAGC